CAGGACGGCAGGAGTAGTATCAAGAGCCTGAGCAAAAGCGATAACCTTCTTTTGAGATATATCAACTTTACCGGATTCAATTTTAGTAATCATGGATCCGTCTTTATATCCGAGCTTTTTAGCAAGATCTGTCTGGCTTAGTCCGAGAGAAATGCGGAGGTCCCTGATGCGTTCGTAAATTGTCATTTTTCTATCACCCAAAAGAAGTTTAGCAGAAAACTGAAAAATATTCAACAGAATATTGACAAATATTCAGTAGCCTGCTACTATACTCGCAGAACTGAATTTAATTCAGCGGAGAGGAGAATAGACATGACCAATACAGAACTGCTGATGAAGGCGATAAAAGACGCCGGGCTGAAGCTCTACGCAGTCATGGAAGCATTGGGAATAAAGAGCTATACAACCATGCGCGAGAAGATTGCCAACGTTAAAAGTTTCACAGTCAGGGAGATAGAGATTCTGTGCGTGTTGCTAAACCTTACACCGGAGCAGCGCGAACAGATTTTTTTTGCAAAAGAAACTGAATTAAATTCAGTGCAGGAAGGAGCATAACCATGCAAGAGGAGCTGAATTTAGAAAATATAGCGTTCAGTGAGTTTATGTACAAACTGAACAATGCAATTACGGAAACGGTGAAGGAGCTGAAGCTGAAAGGAATGAGCGAAGGATCAGTATCCGCAAAAATCAAGATCGGGATGATGGCGGTGCCGGATGAGAACGGGGAGATACATCACACGGCGATATTTGAACCAAAGGTGACGCATAAAGTCGGGAAGTCATGGGAAGAAAAGTGCGGAGGGACAGGAACACAGATTGTGATTTCAGACGACGGCGAAGTGATGATAGAGAGAAACCAGATAACAATAGAAGATGTGATGAAGGACAAGGAAGGAGCATAACCATGAGCGAGATACCGAGCACACGGAAGCTACTGGAGGATGAATTCGCCAGGGCGATCCGGGCGGAAACGATCCTGACGGACGGGGAGAAGACGGCGCTGCTGAACAGGTACGTCGACCTGCAGGACGCGGTGGAAACAGGAATGGGCGACGTGGAAGTAATGATGATGCTGGCCAGAATCAGCGGGTCACTGGAGTTTCTGAAGGACTGCGGGAAGATCCTGGAGGATGAAGAGCTTTGGGAGCTGGCGCACGCGATAGCGGGAGGGGAAACATGATGGACAAGATTATCAAGGTACTGCCGGCGGAGGGATGCAATCCGGAGTTCGCGCCGGACCGGGAAGCGCAGGAAGGGACAGAATGCAAGGGGTACCTGCTGCTGTGCTTTGGGGACGATGAGAAACTGAGCAGCGTGCATATGTGCGACTGCAGCGTGAAGATGATCGCGGACGCGATCTGGGACAACACGGACGACACGATCATCAGCTGCATCCGGCAGGCTTGCGCGGTGGCGGAGGGATATATCCGGGCGGCGGATATCTATAAAGGAATCAAATTTGACGTTGCAAAGAAGAACCTGCTGGAGATGCTGGCGGGGAGCGAAGCAGACCTGTTCGGAGAGGAGGAAGACGAGGAATGAGCGGCGGGGGAAGCGTGGCCGAGCTGCCGGTTGTGTGCAGGATATGCGACACGAAACCGGACTACAGGGGCGGGGCGGGGATCCTGGCCGCGGCGGTGCTGAAGTGGTTTGAGGATCCGGAGCATGAGAAGGAATACCAGGAATGGAAGAAGGCAAAAGAAAAAGCCTGACTGTCGCGGGCAGCCAGGCTGTGCGCAATAGCGAAAGGAGATTATTCACTATGCGGAAACAGTATAGCATGAAAACGTGGAAAAAGGTAGTGATCGGGCTGATGTTTTTGCTGACGATCGCGAACGGGATATGGATCTGCCTTCGGGAAGACAATGTGCCGAGGTGGAAAGTGGCGGTGGAGATTCCGATGGCCAATGCAGGCGTGGAGTGGACGGGGGCCGGGTACAACGGGATATGGGGGAAGTGAAATGACAAAACAAGAAATACTTGACTATTTCAGTTTAATAGACTTCGCATACAACGAATCCGGCAGGCTTGAATCATTGTCACGGATGCTTGACGAACTGATGAAAGAGCAAGAACACAAGGACAAAATGTTCCATGCACTTGAAGAAGATTGGAAACGGTTGAAGGAACTGCTGAAAGAACAAAACAAGCAGATAGCTATGATGAAAATGATTTACGGGGATCAAGGCAATATTGTTGGGGAACTTGTAAGGTGCAAGGATTGCAAGCATTGGGACAAGGAGTGTACAGAAGAGTGCGACAATATAGACAGCATTTGTTTTCACAATGGTCGGTGCAAACCAGATTGGTTCTGTGCTGACGGGGAACGGAAATGACGAAATAAGTGAGGTGAGAATGTGATTCAAGATACCATTTACAACGCAGGAAAAATTCCACTTGCACCGATTAAAATGCATGCAAGATTAGATAATAACGCATGGTGGTTTGGTTGCCCTGCTTGTGATGAAGCGATTGATTTTAAGCAAAAGCAATGCGGATTGTGTGGACAGAGAATTGATTGGGCAAACGTTGCAATTGAGGAAAATGAAAACCGTAACGAAACGATAAAACCAAATTGGATTGTGCGTTAAAGGCAACAATAAGTTTGCACCTTTTTGCACCTTGAATTGTGCTATGATGTAAACTGACCAAAGAAGCAAGGTCATAAATCCTTTCTTTCGCATTGGCGGGGATCACTCCCCGCCTTTCTTATGTTCTCATTTTAGCGGGGCGTTGGCGTTTTCTCTCCTGCGTCAACGGGGTTGCGTCCCATTTAATGTGCGAGGTTTGCGGTCACGGGGCGTTTGTGGGGAGAATTCGCTACAACGTGCGTGAACGTTAGGGGGTCATATTCTATGAAACCGGGGTGAATTGGCGCAAGATCAAGGCTGAATATATCGCCGGGGGCATTTCGCAAAGGGCATTAGCTGAAAAGTACGGAGTACCGTTCGGCACACTTCAGCGCAGGACACGGAAAGAACAATGGACAAAGAAACGCCGGGACGCCGAAGAAAAAGCCATTGAAAAGGTAAGTCAGAAAACCGCTGAAAAGGTCGCAGACAACGCAACCTTGTTGCAGGACATCAAGACAAAGTTGCTTCAGAAACTGTCTGACATGGTTGACGCATACCCGGACGCCAACGCCGCAGAGATTAAGCACAAGACAAAGTCAACGGAGATCATTTACCGGATGCGTGACATTGCGGCGGTCTATGCCGCACTTGAAGACAAGTCCGCAAGGGTCAGCATAGACCTTGAAGACCTGTCACCCCTTGGGGAGTTGTTACGGGATGAGTAAGACCGCAACCATTCCTTGGGGGACCTTCAGCGCAAAACACAAGGCGTACATTAAAACTGCTCTGCGAAACAGAATGTGCGTTGCTGAAGGTGCTATCCGTTCCGGCAAGACCATTGACCATTGCATTATTTCGGCGGCGTACCTTGAAGAAACGCCGGACAAATTTCATTTGGCGTCCGGGTCAACCATAGGCAACGCAAAGTTGAACATTGGCGTTTGCAACGGGTTTGGTCTTGAAGCATTGTTCCGGGGTCGGTGTCGGTGGGGCAAATACCGGGACAATGAAGCCTTGTTCATTCAGACAAAGACCGGGGAAAAGATAGTCATATTCGTTGGCGGCGCAAAGGCAGACAGTTATAAACGTATCCTTGGTAACTCTTACGGTCTGTGGATTGCAACGGAGATCAACGAACATTTTGATTGTGCTGACTCACGGTCATCCTTTTTGAAGGTCGCAACAGGTCGGCAGATTGCCGCAAGCAGACCTTTCACCCTGTGGGACTTGAACCCGTGCAACCCAAAGGCGTCAATATATGAGGATTATATTGACAAGTACAGGGCGCAAGGTCTTGCGGGCGGTTACCTGTATGAGCATTTCACAATCAAGGACAATGCGACTATTACGCCGGAACGTATTGCGGAAATAGAAAGCAGATATGACCCAAATACAGTATGGTACAGGCGGGACATTTTAGGCGAAAGGGCAGTTGCGGAAGGTCTGATATATCAACTTTTTGCAGACCTTCCGGGGCGGTTTATCGTTGACGAAATACCGCACGTCACAAGGGCAACGATTGGGGTTGACTTTGGTGGGGGAACTTCTGCACACGCTTTTTGTTGTTTGGGTTATTGTGGCGGTTCTATCGTGGTTTTGGACGAATATAGGGAACAACAAGCATTGAACCCCACAAAACTTGAAGCAGACTTTATTGACTTTGTCCGGCGTTGTCAAATGCGTTGGTTGGTCACAGACGCTTGGTGTGATTCAGCAGAACAGACATTGATAAACGGGTTAAGGACGGCAGTTGCGAAAAACCGCATTGCAATCAATGTTGGCAATGCCCTTAAAAAGCCAATAAATGATCGAATCCGTGCGTTGTGTCTTCTGATGGGCGCAGATAGGTTCAAGGTTCACAGACGGTGCAAATGGACTATTGACGCCCTAAAAACGGCAACGTGGGACAGTAAGGAACTTACAAAGGACGTGCGCCTTGACAACGGCACAACGAACATTGACAGCTTGGACGCCCTTGAATACGCATATGAAAGGGAAATTCCGACCCTTATTGAAGGATGGGGGCATTAAATGAAATGGATTGACAACTTGAAAAGAAGGTGGGCAAATAGAATGACAAAGGCGGTTGCAGACACCGGACTTGCACGGGAATTCAAGTCCGTTTTTGAATTGGGCGGCGTCCCGTCTTTTCAGCAGTTCTACAATTTCGGTATCTTTATATGGAAATGGATATGGAAAGGCTTTTACCGACCGTGGCACGTCATCCCATGCCCAACCATTGCCAACCCGGACGCAAAACGCAATGTATACCGGATGAACATTGCAAAGGCGTTGTGTGCAGAAATGGCGGGTTTGATTTGGGGTGAAGAATGCGCCGTCAATGTAAGTATTGATGGATACGAGCCGGATAAAGGTGAAGAAGACCCGCTTGACGCCTTTGTGCAAAAGGTGCTTTGCAAGAACGCATTTGCAGAGAAAATGCAGGAAAGCATTGAAGAAGGTCTTGCGCTTGGCGGTTCTGCGTTAAAGGTTTGGTGCGAATCCAAACATGACGAAGACGGCAACGAAATACCGGAAACCCGCCGTTTGATGATCGGTTATGCAATGGCAGATCAATTTATTCCCATTTCATGGGACAATGCAAAGGTCACAGAAGGTGTGTTTGTTTCCCGGATCGCCAAAGGCGGTTATTACTTCACCCGCCTTGAATGGCACAGGTGGAATGGTCTGACTTACGTAATCACAAACGAACTTTACAGGTCAGAAATTCAGAAGGGCAAAAACCCGGAAGAAACGCAGGACATCCTTGGTGTCCGGTATCCCCTGTCTGAAATATACCCGTATCTTGAAGAAGAAACGGAAATTCCGGTTGAAGAATCGTTGTTCACGTATTGGCGCACACCGATTGCGAACAACCTTGACGATAATTCGCCGCTTGGCATGAGCATTTACGGCAACGCCCTTGAAACGCTTCATGCCCTTGACATTTGTTATGACTCTTTTGTTCGTGAATTCCGGTTGGGTAAAAAGCGCATTATTGTTCCTGCCCGGGCGGTTAGGGTTGTCACAGACCCGCAGACGGGCAAACTGATTCGTTACTTTGACGCTTCAGACGAAACATACGAAGCGTTAGCATCAGACACACCGGAAGATTTAAAGATCACGGACAATAGCGTTGAACTGCGGGTTGAAGAACACGTTGCGGCAATCAATGCTTTCCTGTCCATCCTGTGTTTACAGGTTGGTTTCAGCGCAGGCACATTCAGTTTCGATCAACACACAGGGTTGAAGACCGCAACGGAAGTTGTGTCAGAAAACTCAAAGACTTACAAGACAATCAAAACGGTGCAGAATCAGATACGCCCCGCAATTGAACACCTTGTTCGGAACATCATTGACGTTGCCATTCTGTACGAAATGGCAGACGATGGCGGCGTTCCGATTGAATCACTTGCGTCAAACGGGTACAACGTCAACATAACCTTTGACGATGGCGTAACGCAGGACAGGCAAACCAACATCAATGAAGGTGTCATGCTTGTTGGTGCGGGGTTGCTTTCAAAGCATACCTTCATGACAGACCCCAAATATGGACAAGGTTTGACAGAAGAAGAAGCACAGGCAGAATTGACCCGGATTGCTGAAGAAAACAAAGGCGCAATGCCGTCAAGTTATGTTGACCTGTTCGGTGGTGGTGCGTAATGAATCCCGCATTCCTTGACAATATGTCATGGGAAATGGCAGAAGTTTACGGGGCATTGCAAGATCAAATCTTGATTAACCTTGCGCATCATTTCCCGTATTTCAATGCGGCAAACCTTCCCCGTTCATCGTTTGCGTATCAAGCTGATATGCTTGCGCAAATGGGACAGGTGAACCGGGAAACAATGCGAATAATAAGATCATTCCTGTCAGACGCAGACGGAGCATTGCAAGGCGTTCTTGAAGCGGCTATCATGGACAGTTTGAAAAGCGTCAACCCGTCCTTGTATGACGCCGCCCGCCGGGGCATATTCAGAATGCCCACGCAACCGATTGTTTCACCAAATCAAATGCAGGCGTTTCAGCGATACTATCAGCAATCAGCAACCAAATTGAACCTTGTCAATACGGTCATGCTTGAAAGCACTCAAAGCGCATATCAACAGGCGGTTTCCGGGATCGTTTCAGAAATGGAACTGTCTGAACGCATGAACCGTTTGCAAATCGCAATGGACACGGCGGCAGGCGAAACAATAACGGGTGTTTCGTCATGGAATACGGCGTTAAAACACGCAACAGACCGCATGAAGGAAAACGGCATAACGGGTTTCATTGACCATGCGGGGCATCATTGGAGTGCTGAAGCCTATGCGGCGATGGACATTAGAACAACGGTTGCAAACACGGCACGGGCGGCGGTATGGGAACAAAACGAACGTTTCGGCAATGACCTGTATTTGGTCAGTTCACACAACGGCGCACGTCCCCTTTGTTACCCTTGGCAAAACAAGGTCATTTCGTCCTTGAACCGTTCCGGCGTGACTTATGACCTTGACGGAAACGAAATACAGATATACCCGCAGAACGCCACGTCATACGGAGAACCCGCCGGGTTGTTTGGGATCAACTGCCGCCATACGGCAGACCCGTTCATACCGGGCGTATCTGTTGCAGACGGGACGCCGCAGGATGAAACCGCCAACGAAAAGACCTATGAAGAAAGTCAGCAACAACGTGCGCTTGAAAGAAAGATACGGGAAGAAAAGCGTGATTTGCTGATGATGAAAGCACAGGGGGCAAGCGCAGAAGAAATCAAGGCGCAACGGGAGAAAATCCGCAAGACGGATGACGATATAGACGCATTCTGCGAACAGACAGGGCGCACACGGCGTCAAAACCGTGAAGCAGTTTACACAAAGCGGGAGTTTCCGTCCAAAGACTCTTATGACGTCACACAGTTTGAACGGGAACAGAAAGAACAGATTGAAAAGTATTACAAAGACGGCGGGGCGCAACAAGACCGGACGTTTGGCGTGATGACACCCAACGAACCCATAACGCCCGCAACGCCGCCTGTGACGCCGACACCGTCAACGCCTGTTGTTAACAATGTCGCCCAACAGGCGACACAGACACAGGGGGAAACGGATACAATAGAGCGTAAACAGATTGACGCAAACAACTTCCCGGATTCCTTCAATAAGAAGAAAAGTAAGGCGTTTGCAGATGCCGTTAATGCAACAGAAGGCACAGACCCGGACGTTGTTGAACTGTTTAACACATTAGGCGCACAGGTTAACAATGCAGGCGTTCCCGTTACTGTATCATACACGGAAGAAAATCACGCAATCGGTGAGTATACCACGTATGGCGGTAAACGTGTGAAAATTACTGCAAAAGTTCCCAAATTGACAAACGCTGAATACTTGACGCAGGAAGTCGGAACAACGGCGCACGAATTGGGGCATTTGTTCGATCACTTAAACAGCGCAACAGGCACTTTGTCAAGTACATTCAATAACGGTGAATTGTCAAATGCGTTGCAAAACGCACGTCCTATGTCTGAAAGGGTCAGAACACTTATTACAGACGCCGTTGCAAAAGGCAATGCCGCAGAAAAACTTGTAATGGATGCCGCAAAAGCAGAAGTTGACGCAATAAACGGAGAAATTTCAAAGGCGTTAAAAGAACACAGATATTCGGACTATAACGCACTTAACAAGAAACGCAATTCGATATGGAAGAACGCCGCAAGGCTTGCGTCAAACGAATCACGGAAAGCGCACAACGGCGTTAACGCAATTGAAGACATATACGATGCGATCAGCGGCGGCACGTTGCGTGATACAACAAGCGGGATGTATGGGCATGGGTCACGTTATTACGGACACAATCCCGGCGGGACAAGAGCCGCAACAGAAACAGTAGCAAACTATTGTACACTTGCGCTTGCTTACCCGGATTTGTTTACTGTTATGGCAGAAGAACAACCGGAAATTTGGAACGCCTGCGGGAATATCGTACGGGCAATGATTGGAAGGTGAACCGGAATTGGATAAAAAAGGACAAATCATTGAATTGCTTATGCAAATAACAGACCCGGTTGTTCTTGAATTTTTTGACATTGAAAGCGACGAAATGCTTGACGAAAAAATAGAAATCCTGCAACGTTGTGTCAATGGGGAAAACATTATGGAAATTGGTTTACATATACTTGAGAAAATGCCGCAAGACGGCATTTGGGATATGTAGAAAGGGGGGCAAACCATGTCTTGCAAACATGAACGCATCAAATCCGTAAATTGCCACATTTTCTGTGATATTTGCGGCGATGAACTGCCGATTGATTACCTTGTGGCAAAAGACAGGATCAAGGCGCAGAAAGCGGCAGAAAAGACGGCTGAACCTGTGAAGGAAGAAGCACCGAAAAAGACAGGCAGAAAGAAGGTGAAATAATGGCGGTCAGATGTCTTGAACAGAAAGCGTTTGAAGGAACAAAAACCCTGTGCAAGTTTGCGGGTCTGTCAAAGGATAGCAAACCAACAGGGGATTTTGTCAACGGAACTTCTTTTGTCTGTGTTGATGACGGGTCAGAATTCATGTATGACGAAACAGAAGGCACATGGAATCAGACCAAAGCCGGGTATGTAGCACCGGAAGAAAGCTAACAAGATGACAATGGCGGCGGCAAGCCGCTTTTTTCATGCAATTTTTGCCCGCCGGGGCGTTAAACACGGGGACGGTCTATCTTCCATGACCGTAAAAAGGGGGAGTTATGGCGGGTATTTTTACACGCAAAGAAATTACAAAAATCCTTAATGATGAAAACTTGACGCCGGAAGAACGTGCTGACCAAATCTTCAGTTTGTACGGGCGTTCTTTGGATGACGGTTACATCACACGGGGTGCGGCAGAAGCGGCACAAAAAGCCGCTATTGACACCGCAAAAGAAGCATGGTTGAAGGAACAGAAACCCATCAACGTCAAGGAATCGCAAGAATATCTTGACTTGCAGAAACAGTTTGACGGGTACAAGACAAAGCAGACCGCCCGGACAAGTGCGGAATATGCCGAAGTCAAACCGAAATTCTTTGACCGGGTTTATGACTTGATCGACCGTGCAGACGGGGCAAAACCCGTTAATGAGCAACTTGCCGACTTGAAAAAGGAATATGAAGAATATTTCATTGCACAGGCGGCAGACCCCGCACCTAAGCCGCAGTTTGGTGCAAAACCGGAAGGGTCAATGCCCAAAGGTGAAGAAGGGGCAATTGCGGCATTTCAAAACGCTTGGGGATTTGCCCCAAAGAAATAACATGAAAGGAATTGAAAAAACATGGCACCTATTAACTATGCCCTTCAGTATGGCAGAGCTATTCAGACGGCGTATCCTTATCTGTCCTATTATTCTGACCTTTGGAATCAAGGCGAAAGCTATCGTTTCCGTCCTCTGAACGGCAAGACCGTTTACATTCCCATTGTCACAACTTCCGGCGCACGGGCGGCGAACCGTGACAGTATTGACGGCTCTTTCTCCCGTAACTTTGACATTGATTGGCAGGCAATGACTCTGACAATGGATCGTGAGTGGGACACCCTTATTGACCCGCTTGACGTTGTGGAAACCAACGAAGTTGCGACCATTGCCAACGTCACCAAAGTCTTCAATGAAATGCACAAAATCCCGGAACAGGACGCCTATATGTCCATGAAACTTGCCGGGTTTGCGTCTGCGCACGGCGGCACGTCTACCGAATCACTCACTTCTTCTACCATCCTTGCTGAGTGGGACAAAGCACTTGAATACATGACCAATCAGCGGGTAAACCGTGACCGGGTGCGTTGCAAGATGACGCCCGCCGCCTACAAACTGTTGAAACAGGCAACCGGAATGACCCGTTTTATTGAGGTCACTAACGGCATTCAGAACGTTGACCGCAATATTGCCAAACTTGACGGCGTTGAGATCATGGAAGTCCCCGCCGACATGATGAAGACCGCATACACCTTCACTTCCGGTTGGGCGATTAACACCGCCACTGCACAGCAGATCAACTTTATCCTGTATGACCCGGACGCCATTGCCGCACCTATCGTGTACGATGTTGCCATGATGTCCCCCGGTTCTGCGCAGACCAAAGGCAAAGACCTGTATTATGAACGTTATTATTATGACGTTTTCATGCTTGCGCAGAGGGGTGCGGGCGTTTATGCGCACCTTGGAGCCGCCCCGTCCCTTGGAAGTCTGACCATTACTTCCGTTGCCGGAACAGAAGCGGTTGGTGATACCGTTGTTACCGCCGCAGGCAATGGCATTTTCGGCACAGGTGACGTTGCGGAAGGTCTTGCGCTGAAATATAGCGTAAATGACGCCGCCGTTTCCCTGACCTATGGAGCCGTACCGGATGCAACCAAAACTTGGGTTGCCATGAATGCGAACCCCATTACCATTGAAAGCATGACGGCGGGCAAGTATATCACCGTTGCCATGATTAATGAACAGACCGGGTTCAGCGTTTCCGGCGGCAACACAACCCTTGTTGTGAAGACCGAATAAGACGGGGGTAAAACATGGGCGTTGTAGACTTTACCTTTTACAGTAGCGTCTACATGGGGACGGAAGTAAATCAAACTTCCTTCCCCGCCCTTTGCGCCCGTGCTTCTGACATTATCGGTGCGGTCACGCATTGGGTTGATGACGCAACCATTCTGAAACTTCCCGCCCAATTGCAGACCCTTTATAAAAAGGCAATCTGCGCACAGGTTGATTTTCTTGCGCTGAACGGTGACGCCATTCTGTTTGAAAACGGAACGGGCGGCGGTTTTACCGTTGGCAAAGTGACCGTGCAAGGCAAAGCAAACCTTTCCGGCGGCAAGTTGGTTGAATCAATATGCCCTTTGGCAATTGGCTACCTTGAACAGACCGGGTTGATGAATCCGCAAATTCCAACCATAGAAGGTTGGTGGTAAATCATGTTGAAGCCTATTCCGGCAAGGATTTTGAAATCAACGGCAACCGTTAAAGTTTGCACGGGCGTTGATATGTATCAAAATCAAAAATATGATGAATACACCGTCAAGCGGGTTCACCTTCAACCTACCAACGAAATACGGAAAACGCAAAGCAACACAGACATTGTGTTACGGTCAATTCTGTTTGTTGACGCACGGATTAGCACACCTTTGCTTGATTACTGCGCCCTGTTCAGATCGGCACATGACATTCAAGGGGATATGCGCATCATTGTGCGTAATGACGAATACACCGTGTTTTCCGTTGACGAACTGAGGGACGATGAAGACAGACTTCACCATTATGAATTGGGGTTGGTCTGATGGCGGTACGGATCAATATAGACGGGTACAAAATTCAAGCCAAAATTGACGCCGCTTGGAAAAACGGGCGAGAAATGCTTTGTTCGCAAATCTTGAAGGATTGCAACAAGTATTGTAAAGAAGATACGGGTATGTTAATCATGTCTTCCTACATTCATTCAAGGCTTGATGAAGGATTGCTGATTTGGCAAACCCCATATGCCGCCCGCCAATACTATGAGATTGAAACCGCATCAAAGGACGTCAACGCAAACGCTTCTTGGCGTTGGTGTGAGGTAGCAAAAAACAACCATCTTGAGAGATGGAACAAACAAGCGCAAGCAATTAAGAGGTATTACGGATGAGTGAAACAACAAATACAACGGGACAGGCAACAGAACCAACGCCGCCCGTTTCAACAAGCAAACTGAACCTTGCCGTTGAAAGCGTGATTAACACTATAAACGCAATGGACAACTTTGCAACCATGACAAGGGGTGCGCTTGGCACGTCAAACGGGTTATGTTGCGAAATTGCCCCGTCAATGGCGTCTGAAGTTTACCTTGATAAAAACTCATACATTGCCCTTACGCTTGCGATCAACGGCAAGCATCATGATTTACAGGTGCTTTCCGACACCCTAAACAACATCATGGACAACCTAACCCGTGCAAAGTCCTATTCAGACGGCAACGGGTGGGAGATTGTTGACATTTCCGGCGGCAACCTACCACGGATCATTGGCAGAGAAGATAACAATGATTGGTTGATGGCTTGTGATTTGGTTGTCAAAATTTATAGAAAGGATGATACCATAAATGAATCCGAATTGGGCAAATGAGGTTTGGATCGGAACTTCTGAAACGGGCGGCACATGGTCTTATGCAAAACTTTGCAAAGGCATTGAGTCAATGGAGTTCAACGAAAACGAACAGAATCAGCAGTATTTCTTCCTTTGCGGTGAAGGTTTCGCCCACAATGAAACCACGGGAGCCGCACCGGAACTTGTTATTTCCGGCAGGCGCATTGTTGGGGATGCGGCGCAGGACTACATTGTATCGAAGCAGTTTGCGCTTGGCACAAACCGCAACACTTCCGTCAAGATCGTTGCGGAAGGGAACATCATCACCTGTGACGCAACCATTGGCGCAATTACGTCTTTCGGCGGTTCAACGCTTGACGTAAACGCTTTCGGTTGTACGGTCAGATTCAACGGCAAACCCACGGTAACAACTACTGCGTAACAATCAAGGGGCGGGATCACTTCCCGCCCCGTATTTTTGAATAGTTACGCCAAAATCAGCTGAAAGAGCTGTTTTCATGTAACCAAAGAGAGAGGATAAAGGGCAATGTTATTCAAGAGAAATTACGAAATGACCCTAAACCGGGTACACGATAATATAACTATCAAAGAAGGGGACGAAACCCTAAAACTGACCGTCAACGGGGACGGTATGCGCATTGTTGCGGGTCTGAACAAGGCAAGGGAAAAGCTGAACGCCTTGACGGATGACGCCCCGGATGATGAAGTCAAAGAAGCGGCGTTGTATTTCGCCGCCGTTATTTTCGGCAAGGAACAGGCAGAAAAGATCATGGAATTTTATGCAGATGACCCCGGTTGTGTTATCACCCTGTGCGGTCAGTATTTCAAAGACCGCCTTGCCGGGAAGATTGCCGCAGTACAGAAGAAGTTGAAAGTATGAAACTGTTTGAACGCCTGCCGGACGGTATCACCGTTGGCAAACGGTTTTACAAGTGTGATTTTGACTTCAGAAACGTTCTGAAAATGCTTGAAATCATGCAACGCACGGACATTATCCCGGACGCACGTGATTATTTGTGCGTGAAGTGCGTTATTTCGCACAGAATGCGGCTAAAAACGGCGTCCAAAGCGTACAAGGCATTGCAAGACCTTCTGTTTGAAAAAACGCCGGAAACGGGCGAAAAACACACGTCTTTTGAACAGGATGCGCCATTGATACGGGCGGCGTTCAAACAGGTATACGGCATTGACCTTTTCCGGGATCGTCTGACATGGTTTGAATTCAAAGAGTATTTGCAAGGTCTGCCGGACGGCAACCGATACGAAGAAATAATAGGAATAAGGGCAAGACCGTTGCCCGCCCCTACAAAGTACAACGCCAAAGAACGTGAATGGTTGATGAAAGCAAAGGCAAGTTGTGCTTTACATCTGACAGAACAGGAACAGGCACGGAAGTACGATGCAGACGCCGGGAAGATTTTTGCCGGGTTGATGTCTATGGTTAAAAAGGAAGTGAACACGGACAATGGCAAGTGACGGACAGATTGTATTTGAAGTTACCGCAGACGGGAAACAAGCAATATCTGACATTAAGGACATAACAAAGACCATTCAGCAGGAAACGGGCAAATGGGATGACGCCACAAAGGACGCAACGGATAATATGTCCGGCAATATGTCCAAAATGCTGAAAAGTTTTTCAATCGCCGCCGTTGCGCTGAAAGCGGGCAAAGCGTTGATTGATTTCGGCAAAGACGCCCTTGAAGCCGCATCAGACCTTCAAGAAGTGCAGAACGTTGTTGACGTCACGTTTGGCGATGACGCAGGACGGGTTGAATCATGGGCAAAAAAAGCCGGGTCACAGTTTGGCTTGACGGAAACACAGGCAAAGAAGTTTGCGTCAACAATGGGCGCAATGCTGAAGTCTTCCGGCATGGCGGGGGATCAGATTACAGACATTTCAACGAACCTTGCCGGACTTGCCGCAGACATGGCGTCATTCTACAACCTTGACTTTGAAGAAGCATTTTCAAAAATCCGTTCGGGTATGTCCGGCATGACAATGCCATTAAAAGAACTTGGTATTGATATGTCGGCGGCAACGCTGAATGCCTTTGCGCTTCAACAGGGGTTGGGCAAAACGTTTGACCAAATGACACAATCTGAACAAACCATGTTGCGGTATCAATATCTTATGCAGGCAACCGCAGACGCACAAGGGGATTTTTCCCGCACGTCTGATGGATACGCTAATAGCATGAGAAAACTTCAGACAAACGTTGAATCGTTAAAAACCACACTTGGTAAAAGTTTCATTGACGTTGTTGCAACCGCAACAGGGTGGTTAAATTCATTTATTGAAAAGCTGATGCCGGACGAAAGCAAACGAACCGTCCTTGATGATTTTGCTGCCATTGACCTTCAAACCGAAGCGAAACTTGCTGAGATAGAAAAGACCGCAGAAGAAGCACGGATTTTAACGGAACAACTTGATTCTATTAATAAAAAGGCAAACGGCACGGGTTCCGGTCTTCAGAAGTTTGTTGAATCCATTACAGGCATTGACCTTAATCAAGAAAAATCCGGCATTGTCAAAGACTTTGTTTCCGCACTTGCAAAGGATATACCGACCCTTGCAGACATAACGGGGCAGGACGCAGACGGCGTCAAAGCATGGTTAGACGGCGTTGCGGCGTCTGCAAGCAACCTTGACGAAAATGACGCCGCCGGATGGGTCAGTTTGATTGAAGAAATCAATCAAGGATTGCCGGGTTTTGAAAATACAGACTTTGGCGCAAGTTTCTTTTCTGCGCTTGGCGGCGGGTTTTCTGAAGTTGAGCAACAATCAAGCGTTCTTCAATGGGCGGTTGACAATTTGGGCAACAAGACCAACAAAACCGCACAGGAACAGGCGGTATGGTTGGAAACGTGCCGCAGGCTTGTCAAGACCATTCCGGGGTTGTCTTCAATAATCAACACAGAAACAGGCGAAATCAAGGGCGGTACAGAAGCGGTTAAAGATTATATCAAGGCATGGGAAGACGGCAAACGGGTTGCCGTTCTGATGAGCGCATTAGAACAGAAAGAAACCGCCCTTGCAAAGAAATTCAACGAACTGCCGGAATTAGAACTTGACATGGCGGTTGCGCAAAGGAAAGCACGTCTTGCCCGTGAAAAACTGCAAAAATGGTATGATGACCACGGGTTGACGCTTTCTTTTGATGCTGAAGGTTTTGTTGCGGATGAATCCCTTGTGGGTCTGACAGGTGATTTGCAGGCAGAAGCTGAAGGGTTAATAAACACATTTGATGACCTTGAAGAAAAATCACAAACCGCAACGCAAAAATACAAGGAACAGCAAGAAGCATGGGAAGAAGCAAAACTTTCACTTGAAGAATACCGGGCAACAATCAAAGAACTTGACAATGATTCAAAAGAAGCAATTGACGCAACGACCAAATATTATATTGAACATGAAGAAGACATAAAAGGTTTTGTTGAAACTGCAAAATCAGCAACAACCGCCCTTGCGGATCATGTGCAGGGTGTGCGTGACTCTGTCATGTCTGCCATTGATTCAACGGTAAAGGGTTTTGAATTTATAGGCGATGCCGAACAACGGCAAGAACGGCGGTTGAAGTCTTTCAAAGATCAACTTGACGGACTTGAAGAAGGTAGCGAAAAATATAACGATGTCTTCCAAAGGAT